GTGCCACCATCTCTAGTCAAAAACACAAATACATCCACTCCATTATTGGTTGCAGTAAGCGTTGGTGCTGTTCCGCCTGCCCAGTCAACACTGCCGGGCCATGTAATCGTTCTAGCTGATGAGTCTTGAATAATCTTTAAAACAAACACAGTGGCTGTATTGTTCGCACCGGGATTACTAAAGGTATAAGTAACATTTTCAGTCAGATCGTGTTCCCATACATTACCTAGTTGTAAGTCTATTGTTTTACTAGCACCAGCCCCTATTGTATTTACGTCATCTGTAGTTCCTGCATCAAAATTTACAACGCCAGATAAATTAACAATGTTGCTAGCATCTGCTGTAACAACCTTAGAAGCCGCTGAAGTGCCAAGCGTTGCAATATCTAAGTAATTAAGCTCTGCTGTTGTGGCTGTAACGCCGTCAAGAATATTTAGCTCGGCGGCTGTACTTGTAACTCCGTCTAGGATGTTAAGTTCTGCGGCGGTGCTTGTTACACCATCAAGAATGTTTAACTCAGCCGCTGTAGACGTAATAGACGTTCCTGCAATCTGTAAAGTCGTTGCGTTGACCTCGCCAGATGACCCGTAAACAACCGCCTTGCTGTTTACAATAGTTCCTGCACTAGACCCATCTACAAGATTTAACTCAGAAGCAGTACTAGTTACACCGTCTAGAATATTAAGTTCTGCCGCTGTTGAAGTAATTGCAACCCCACCCAGCGTAAATGACGTAGATGCAGANAGCGTTGTAAATGATCCAGCCGCCGCTGTAGATCCACCAACTACCGTGCCATCCATTGTGCCGCCATCAATATCAGGCGTATTTACATCTGGTGACGTTAAAGTTTTGTTAGTTAGGGTATCTGTTGTTGCCCTACCCACCAATGTGTCATCTGCCGCCGGTAATGTAAGCGTTCTATTGTCACTATAAGACGCATGAGGAGATGACTGAAGCTGGGTGTAGTGAACGTTTGACGATTCACAATAAAACTTGATGTTTGATACAGAACCAGAGTTTTTAAGAACAATTTCGCCAGACTGAATATCAACATTACCATCCAACCTGACCAAGCCAGTTCCATTTGGTGTAATCGTAATGTTACCGTTAGATACACTTACAATGTCCTGACCATTTACATCAAGACTGCCACCTAGTTGTGGCGTGGTATCTTCAACAATGTTGCTAAGGCCAGTGCTGGTAGCAAGGCCGGATACCAGTGTACTTCGAGTAATCTTCTTTAAACCACCACCTGATGTATCTATAGCCAGTAATACATCATCACTAGCAACGCTAGATATTTCAGATAGATCGCCAACAGCGGTCGATGCAAAAGCAGTACCGTTAGCAATCAATAAATTGCCAGACGTATTTGTTGCTGTCTGAAAGGTGGTGCCTTTGACCTCACCTGAGGAGCCATAGATAACACCCTTAGAGTTAACAACTGTCCCAGCCGTAGAGCCATCTANCAGGTTTATTTCGCCCGCTGTAGATGTCACACCNTCCAAGATNTTTAGCTCNGCGGTCGTAGACGTTACCCCGTCAAGGATATTGAGTTCTGCGGCGGTTGATGTCACGCCATCCAGAATGTTTAATTCTGCGGCTGTAGAAGTAATCGCCGTGCCATTAATAGACAGAGACGTAGGATTTGTACCAATCTCAACGACTGAGCCACTTGAATTTTCTGAATACAGTCGATTATTGGTTAGGTCTAATGCGGGTTCGCCTTGGACTAAATCACTTGCGGCAGGCGCCCCTGATCCATTCTTTAACTTAATCGTGGTTGCCATAACCTACTCCAAAAAACAAACAAAAGGAAAAGGGGGCCGAAGCCCCCGTTTGGATTAGGCAGATGGTACTGCCAGTACNAAGCCAGCCTCTGGGCGATACACCTGAACACCGTAAAGGGTGTCTGCGGTGTACAGCGTAGAGAGGTACTCTTGCTTGTACTGAGTCTGCGAACGAACAGCCATTTGCTCAGCCATAACAACTGCTTCGCTATGGAACAACAAGGCCGCACGAGTATCTACAGACGATGCAGTGTTGTCAGCCGCCGCCTCAATGGTTCTGCAATTAGCGGAAACGTAAACGTCTACGCCATACAGGTTACCAATTAAGCCGTTGTTGACTGTACCGCCAGATACAAAGTCAGATGACACATACCGATCAATACCCATAATGGCGTTGCGCGTTGCGGGCGGAATGATCAGGTTACGACCTTCCATTGGTACATTGTTGTCATCCATTTTCTGGATCATGTCGCGGAAGAAAGCATCCGTAAACTCGTCACCAGCTACCAGAGTGTCATCAGTGTACTGAGTGGTAGTGCCATTGTCGTTGAAGAAACAACCAGTGTGCTGGTAGTCAGTAGCGGCAGGGCTGAATACAACAGCGCCACCATCACCAAAGCCAGTACCAGCCGCATGCAGATCATTGTCTACCTGAACAGCGAGAGCATAACCAGCATCTTCAGTGTAGAACTGACGCAGAGATGACAGAGCCTGTACCTCTACGATGTCCTCAATCAGACGCGAGTATTCAAAGTGCCGGTTAATAGTAACCTGCAACTCTGACTCAGTGTTCGCAATGATTGTTACCGCAGTATCNGCCGACTTAGCGTTGGCATCACCACGAGTGGGCTTAGGAATATGAATAACGTCACCCTTTTTGCCAGTCATAGCTAAACGCTTGACCAAGGGTGCCATCTTCAAGTTCTTTTGATAAGCGGCAATAATTTCATCCGACCAGATTTCTGGTACGAAAGTTGCCGCTTCTGTTAGGGCGGTATTNCCACCCGATCCGGGGTAAGTTGCTGTAGCCATCGATAAATCTCCTTTAAAGGCTAGCGAACTCGACCCTCCGCATAAGCTTTNAAAAGCTCATCTGACAAAGCAGTGTATCGCTCGGGGTCGGTCTTCATTAATTTAATAATGTCAGCACGACGATAAACTTTCTTCCTTGACCCCTCTACTGCTCCCCGAGCATTGCCTGTACTCGCTGACTTCACTGCACTCTGACGCGCTACCTTTTCTGCCTGAGCAGTTTGCTTAACAACCTGATTCTTCTCTTTCCAGAGACTAAACAACTCGTTAGCGGCATCGTAGTCATACTGCTGATCTGCCTGAACAAACAATTGTGTTCGGACTTTCGACCCTTTGATCCACTCAGCAAACTTTGCATCTTGCAAAATACTTTCCATGTCAGGATGACTGGATTTCAACTGCGATAACGCCGCTTGCTGTCTGTACTGCTGTGTATAGGCTTCCGCCTCTTTGATCTTGGGGTGATTGTCTATTGCTCGGTTTACAGCAGATTGAGGATCAACAAAGAAATCAACATCATCTTTGTTGTCATCTTCCTGCTGAGACTGAGGTGCTTGTTTGTTTGAGAGTTCTGTCTGGATGTAGCCATCAACCAATTCACGCAATTCGCCAACTTCCCTGCGCGTTTCCCCGACTTCAGCACTTTGCTTGCCAGAAAAACGCTCAAGCTCTTGGTGCATCTGCACAAGGTCTTGCACAGATTTACCGCGATACTTGTCAGGAATGTCTGACTCTTGAGATTCTTCCGGTTCTGGAGTCTCAACAGTATCAGCCGTCAACTCTTGCGTAGTTTCGGTTTCTTCTACCTCTGGACGCTCATCAATAAGTGTCGCTCTCGACATCATTAAATAGCCCCGCCTTCAAAAAGGTTGTGGAGATTACAATTACGCAAGACCTTCCTCTCGTCTAGCCTCACGCCCTCGTCGCCCAGCTTCTTCATGTTCCCGCACCCACTTCATGTGCCTGCCGGGAAAATCCCCGGTTGACCCATCCAGTACGAAATTAGAAGCTGAAACGATTTTTGTAGCCATTGCGCCACAGCCGCACCTACTGGCTGTAGTTGTGCCGTCTACAAATTCTTCAAATACATGACCATTCTCACAACGAAAGTCAAATATCTTCATCTTCTTTTTCTAGCTCCTCAAAGCTAGTTTCCATATTTGATTCAAAATTCAACAAATATCCCAAGACTTTTAGCTGTCCTTTGCGAATATAAAGATCTTCCTGATCTTTTGTATTCTCAACGCTATTAATCATCATAGCGTTCTGTCTTAGCTCTTCGATTAACTGCTTCCACCCTTCGGTACGAAACAGGTCGAAATACTTGCTGTAATACTCTTCGGTTTCTTTGTCCAATGAGGCCATAAGGTTATCTCAAAACTGCCTTGTATATTCTTTATAGGAAAACGTCAAGCCTTCTTGGCTTTCTTCCGTCTACGACCAGACGCTGTAACTGCATATTTAATTGCTTTTGGCCCTTTTTTCTTGCGCTTAGCCGCTTCTTTTTCTGCCTTGGTCATCTTAGAGGCAACAGCCTTAGGCCGACAGGCCGGATAAGGACGCTTGGAACCCTTGGCTTTCTTACGACCGCAAGGTTTGCCGGTCTTGATATCAACCCACTCTTCCTTAAACCATTTGGTCAANCCATCCTTAGATTTAGGCATAAGTGCCACCACGTTTCTTGTAGGTTTTTACAAGCCATGCATTGGCATAAGCACTGGGATATACGTCAAACTTACGTTTAGCCTCAGACTTAACTCGTGAGTAAAGAGCTTTGTTCTTTACGTTATCGGGTATAGCGCCCTTCTTTTTCTTGGGCTTAGCTTTCTTTTTCGCAGGCATTAGTAAGTCTTCTTCTTTTTCTTTTTCTTTTTGGGTGGCATTGACCTAACAACCTGTTTGTTTCTGCCTTTTGAATAGCCCGCCATAAAAGCCTCCTATTTGCCCTTGTGGACTTTTTGAACTTTAAATTCAGCAGACTGAGAAGCGCCCTTATGGGGTTTGTACCCACCAGCAGGATTCTTCATCAGTTTATATTCCTTGCCATCTTTCATCCAATGATAGCCTTTTGGCGCTTTAACCTTCATTTTTAATTACCTCTTGCATTGCCTTTTGCCTATAGCAAGCGTGGCAAGAACCGCAAACAACAAAACCCTCTGGCGTTTCCGCAGGCTTCCGGCATGACCAATACATATTTCGCAATTCTTCTGGCATCCCGTAATAAACACCTAAACTTCTTTCTACCGAAACTTGCGACATAAAGTCAAACGGCGTTGCCCAAACAGCCTTTGTTGTTTTACCCGTTGAGCAGGCATTTAATATTCCGTATGCCTCCGCAATCTCTTCTTTCCCCATGTTGTAATCGCCGGTATATACCGCAACACAAGGCAAAGGCCATGTATTAATTGTCCTAGAAGCCTGAAACATAGCCAATGCCATGTCCCTGCCGCCGGGATAACTAGCCTTCCATGAGTATAACGATGACGAAAACTCAAAACTTCTTTGGTTTTCTTTAAGCCACGTTACACTGTCATAAATGGCTTTACCTTCTGCTCTGAATCTTCCCTCTGAGTTATCCAAATGTATCGCATGAATATGAATATTTTGCTCAGTATGCTCAAGAAGACTCCATGCTAACGAAACACTATCCATTCCCCCAGAAAGCATTACAACTACATTTTCATGTTTACTTCCACTCAAGTAATAAGACTTTAGACACGCATCAATACTTTCCTTAACCTTTNACGAATACTTCTGCTCCAGTGTATTCATTTAACCCTCTTTTGTTGATTACCATTTTTTGCATGACCAATACCTTGCTGTTAGCTTGCTTGGCGGGTCTGTATCGCACTTATGCCTTGCCCTAAATGACTTGCGGCGANCAGGCTGATCTTTCTTGATCGTCATCTTAGCATCGCCAAACCTAATCGTTTTGGTCTTGTCCCCCACCTTCGCTACCACCACAAACTTCTTCGTTGGGTGTTTCGGGGTTCTCTTCGGCTTGTTGTACCCGCTTACGCCTGCGCGTGCCAGCTTTGGGTCTTTTTTCGTAGCCATCAAGCCTCGCCTCTAATTCGTCTAATTGTGCTTTCAAGTCCTTGAGGCGTTGGCCCTGCTCCCTGAAGGCGTCGTTCACTTGGCTGAACAGGTTGTTGAGTTCGGTTTGTGTCATTAGCATTTTGCGGCTTAGCCTCCACTTGGCGCTCTTTAAGTAACCTGTCTGCCACCTTCAACCTGCGTTCAAATTCTTTATCTTCTTGGTCGCCTTCTTTAAGGTTTCTAGTAATTGCATTAATCATGTCAATTTGCAGTTCTTGTGGTGCAATCTGAGACTCAACTGCAAGTTTGCCTGCTCTAGCCTGCGATTCTGCGGCCTGACCATTCAGGGCGGCAGTCTGGCTTTGTTGCAGTTCTACTTGCGCCTGCTGAGCCATCATCGCCATTTGCTGGGCTTGCGGGTTGGGCTGTGANGCCTGTTGCATTGCCGCAATTAGTTCCTCACGGTTACTGAGGTTCATATTGTCAATAATGCTTTGCATCAAAAGCGGATACATGGGGCTGTCTTGTTGCATTGTCTGCAGAAGCTGGACTAACTGCGTAACCTCATATTCCCTAGCAATAATCCCCAAAGTGCTGGTAGCAGTAAACTTGTAGTCTGCTACCGGATAGTTTTCGGGATCAAACTGCATATACCTATGAGCGGCTTTGGTTACGAAAGGCAGGAGGAAAGACTGCTGGAAGTTAATAAGAGTACGCTTATGGCGCTTGATAATAGCGCCGAGAGACATACTGATACCAGCGGCTGTCGCTTCACCGTTAACCTGACCTGCGATACCAGCAGAATCCACCGCCCCTGTTGCCTGTTGAACCATCTGTTGTAGCGCGGCGGCCTGACCAAATGTAATCTGGTTGACTTGCCCGAAGTTGAACGGCTGAAGTACTTCACGCGGATCTCCATTAGTCAGAATCATCTTGCCGGGGCGNACTTCAGGCTTAGCCCCTCTAGGAAGCCGTGTAGCGTCCACAGCGAGCATTGGGTGAATTGTAAGGCTCAGGGCATCAATACGCGCCCGAAGCTCTGTATCAAGCGCCTTTTGGCTGTTATAGCCTTTCTCGCAAACACCACGGCCCCAGAACCTGCCGGGAACGACATCCCAAGGAAATGCCACTACAGGACGGTCGTTCATCATGTAGGGGTTAACTTCAGCTTTTAAAAGTGTTCCGCCGTTAGCAATCACAACGACTGCCTCGACGTACATAGAATCGCCTTCTACCTCAACATCTTCTTCCTCAAGAAGCTCTTTAGGAACAAGCCCGTAGTATTTGGTTAGACGAACCTTGTCATCGTTATAGATTGTCAGGTCTTGATCTGGCTCTAAATCGGTATCTGCAACGGCAGAATCAATGCGAGCATCCCGATAAACGCCCTGCTCTTGAAGCAGTTCAACNCTATGACGGCTAACAAACTCATCAATCGCCACGCCATATGCATCCTCAACCGAGGTAGCAACAGGATCAATCAAGAAGTTCTGCGGCATGATGGGCTTGAGCTTTACAACCGCCCTATCGGTAATGTTTACCCCGACTGCCTGAAGATCACCGCCCATAATAGGCTCAGTGGCGGGTGCCATTTCCTTGATTTCCTCAAGGACAATCTCACCAATGCCCGTACCAAATACCGCTGAGTTAATCAGACATTCCGCTACAGCTTTGCGAATCTTGCAGGATTCAAAATCCTCTGCGAGCTTTCTACGCAAATACATCGCATCCTGACGTTGGGTATCAACAACGTCATCAGCAATATCAAAGAACTTGCCGCGACCAAAGGTAGCCTCTTCTAGTTCTGCTACGTTTGATTCAACGGCCTGCTGAAGGGCCGGAGAGATAATTCTGGATCTTTCTGAATTTCGCTGTGAGTCTGAAGGGTCCCACTGACCACGCCACAATCTGTAATACTCTTCAAACCTTTCTTCGTAGTTTGATTCGTAATAATCACGCCAGTTTTCGCACTTGGTAATTACCCACTCTTCAAGGGACTGTTGCATCAACAGGGGGTCTGGACTATAGATTTCTTCCGCCATTTTAGTATCCCGAGACAATATCTAAGATTTCATGGTCGTCAATTTCGTACTCATAGTCATAAGCTACCTGAGCTAGTTGATCTATATACGCTAATGCGTCCACCAAGTCATCATGTGTTAAAACATCAGGGAACTGAAACAGTTGATCTAAAAAACGATTGTTCCACTCACCCTTGTTAATTTGTATATAACCATTTTCAAAACGACCCTGTAATGCCCACATTACACGATCTGTCTTCTTCTTGTTTCCGTGGGTCAATTCTTCAATCCTGAAAAACTGCCCATACCGCTTCATCAAATCCGTAAGCGGCGACATTACCGCCTGCTTGGCAATGCCTTTTTCTATCCCAACACTAACAGGCTGATAATCCCTGACAGCTTGGAATATCTTCATAGCCGTTTCATTCAGTTCCCAACGACCATGAATAATGTTCTCAACGTGCCAGCCATTCGGGCTAACCTTAGCAACCGCTATAGCTGTCTCGTCCAGCTTGGTGTTTTTGGTACGTTTTTTGTTAATGTCTTCAAAACCCGCCAAATCCACCGCAATATAGTAATCACCTTCGTCGGGTGCTTCACCAAATCGAATCCAATCTTCTTTAAACATTTCAGAGCCTCTAGCTTCAAATGAAGCCATAAACTCTTGCCTGAAGGCGTAACTAGACATGGATTTCTTGGCTATGTCAATTTCGCCAGAATCCAGCATCGAATTATCGTAACTGGTGAAGTGCCAAGCCTTATAGGTTTCGTCATCCCCTAGCTCAGCATATTTGTAAAGTTCGTAAAAGTGATTACGGCCCATCGGGGTTCCAATAAACAACGCTTCACCTTTTTGGTCTGCAAGGGCCGGTCTTAGGATTTGCTCCCAGACCTCAGGTTTCATGTCGGCGTATTCGTCCATAACAAGGAAGCGTAACGACACACCCCGCATGGTTTCGGGCCTATCAGCACCCTTTAGGCTAATCGTGGCACCGTTGACCAGTTTGATTTGAAGATTGTTAATGTGTGAGCCAGCAATGACGGGATGACCCAGTTCCATCAGGGTTTGCCACATAATGTCACGGGCCTGCCCCTGAGTAGGGGCTACATAAAAGACATGGCCTTTATCTGCTTGAAGGCCGTTGATAATCAACATCCATGCCGCTAGGCGCGACTTCCCTGTTCGCCGCCCAGCCGCAACTACCTTAAAACGTGTTGGATCGGAATATACGTCCTGTTGCCAATCCAATAACTGTACGTTTAAGTCAGCCATTTACAAAAACACTTGGAACATTCGGAGCAATCAAGTTGCCTTTGTCACGATGATAAAGCCAGTTTTTTCTATGAGCTTCAATCAAGTCTTCTTTTGATCTGCCAAAATATCTAACGCCCCATCGCTCATCAATAATTCGATTTGCAAGAGAATCGCCATAAGGCATTATGACTTCAGCAAGAATTCGCCCAAACTTATCGCCTTTGTCTAAGTGCGTCGACAAAGTAACTTTCATGCCTCTTGGTAACTGCCTTTGTACAAACTGTTTTGCTAGTTTGCCAAATTGTTTTACAGCAAGATCCTTTGATCGAATCTCACAAGTATCTACACCAAAAAGTCTTACGTTGCGCTCGCTAAGTATTATTCCAAAGCCTAAATCAATATCGCAAACAATAGAGTCACCATCAATAACTCTGCGTACCTTTGCTTTATAATTGTAAAGGCTCACTTTTTACTCAGACCAGCCAGCGTCGTTTTCGTCATACTCGCCATCCCCATTGGTATCGCAAGCTCGTTGCCATGTTTGCATATTAAACGTGTAGCCCTCATTCCACGGAACATATGCTTTGCACCACTCATGCGATCCAATTGCAAATTCATCTTCAGGGCTTGCAACATAATCCCTAGTAGACCAAGGCTTTTGAGCAATAAAGTATGTGCTCTTGTCCTTAAACAGCTTCCGTTTAAACAACGCACTATGCGGGGTGCTGATATATATCTGCTCATTCTCCCCAAGGGTATAGGTTGAGCCGTCATCGTAGTTGATAACTGTCTCACCAAAAGCAAACATAGAAAACAACATTGCAAAACTTGCCAACCATTTCATAAATACACTCCTTTAGTGCGGTTAATAGACCCAAGCGACTTGTTGGGTATTCCTGATATCTACATGGATAAAGGTTTTGGCTACACCGATACCGGAAAAGCCCATTTCAAAGGCTTGATTAAGCAGAATAAATCGCTCAGCGCCATTGTTTACCTTAATATCCGCCGCAATGCCTTGGGTGTGAGTACCGGGCTTTGCCTTTTTTGCTTCTATGGAGTGTTTAGGATCGCGATAACCGGACGTAATCGTAAACGGAAAGCCACATTTGGCCCGTAATTCGTCCAAACGATCCAGAAATANGGGGTTCATTTCNTTNTTGCCGGTTTCTTGGCAGTCAAATTCTTCAATCTTGAAGTATTTCACCAGAATTACCGTCAATAGTTGTGCTATCAGGGGATGACGGGGCTATTTCAGCACCACCTAGGTCTACGACCGACGGCTCAGAAACTGAGCCTACCCCCGTAATATTAATTTGGATGGCAGATTTGCCACTATTTTGGATAATATCCTTTTCAAATGCGGCTACTGGCAGGATTCGATCCATGACCAGCTTCCATGCCGCCGCCTGATTCTTGTGTTCATCATCCATTGCGGCATTGAAAATAGAATCTAGGACTTTCTTGGACTTGGGGGAAGCCAGCATACGGGCTTTGTATTCGTTAATAATGCCCGCATCGCCTTTAGGTCGGCCAATCTTGCCACGACCGCCCTTGGAATTGTGCCTTTTCGGAGTTTTAGCGGCGATTTCAGCCTTGGTAGGCCCGCCACGGCGCTTAGGGGGTTCGTTGTTGTCGCCAGAATCAAGCATCATCTACTTCCGAATCAGTATCTTTTGCTAATTCTAGCAATTCTCGCAAAGAATCCGCTATATCCGCAAGATGCCTAGCTATTTCTTCCAGCACACCTAAGTCAGACATAGCTTTCCTAGTTAGTGAGTACTAACTTACGAATACTTCTTTTGTATCGCTTTGAATATGGCATAGATCGTCAGGATATAAAACGCCAAAACAGACATAGGAATGCCAATATATACCAGTTCCCAAGGCGATAAGAATAATACCTCCCAAGTAAAGTCTATTGCTGACTCAACATCACTCTGGGCAGGGCAATCATCCACCTAACAATTACATACCCATCATAATGACGGAATACCCACCCATCTTATTCTCAGTTTCTTCAGGGGTAGCCTTAGGATCATGCATCGTAGGGATGCCAGCATCCTGCATAGCCTTGATCTTTGCCTTGGACTTCTCGCACATCGAATAATAATCAATAGAACGATACTCAACCGTATGCTCAGGCCTGCCTTCCATAATCATCTCCTTTTAAAATTACATATATAGTTTAGCCCGCCTTTCCCTCCCTATCCTATACAAGTATTCCGCAATTGCAATACCTTCAGTTTCGGCTTTTTTTGTATGGGGGTGGCAACCACCACCACACCACACGCGCTACCCCCCTCCCCCCCCATCAAAATCGCCAGCCGGTTCCGAAATGGCACGGACTAAGTTCCAAGGCAGAACCCGAGACGGTACCAAAGTGGAATGCAGACTGTCGAGAGTGAGTGCCGAGGAAGCACCCACTAAACCCACCAGCAACCCACCAAAATAATTTGTAATAAATCTCGCGGTCGATCGTTTACTACCTGAACCCATAAACAGGTACAGGTAAATGGACGCACTAACAGTCATGGCAATAACAGTATTCGGAATCATTCCCGGCGCGGTGATACTCGGGCTAATAGTCTGGCAATTATGGGAACAATCCCCATGGCGCTGACGTTATAAGAAAACTTGTTTAATATTCCAAAACAGTATTGGAACGTTTGTAATGTTTCCGCTTATCATTCGTTTGTCGGATGCAATACTGCATCGGCATCAAACATCATTTGGAGTAACAGTAATGTTTAAGTATATCCACCAAACATGGACGGTAGGTCGGGAGTTTGATTTTCCGGTTTCATTTATCATTCGCGAGATCATGCGCGGATTGTTCACCCACGTTAATGCGATCACGGAGATTTAAGCAATGGCGAAATATACGTTCAAGTCTGAAATCGTTTACGAAACAGAGAACGAAGAATCCGGGGTGTTGGCACAAGTAATTACCACCCCCAACATCATGTGGAAATACAAAGTGATTTTGCATGACATCGATGCTGGCGAATTGGTGCCGGTATCCAAATCGTTCAAGCACTTGGGCGATGCTGAGGCATACGCGGACAATTGCACCGAATACGCCTAAACCAATCCAGACCCACAAACCGCACCGGGTTATGCCGCGCGGTTTTCTGGGTGCCAATACCGGCACAACAAAAGAGGGCGAGACAATGGGACACAAGCAATACGCGGAACGGTGGGACTATTCGGTAGTCCATCACTCGGCAGAGTGGGATTGCTGGCTGGTCACGGCATACGATGCCGAGCACGATCAGATCGGGGATTCAGACACCTATTACCGCAAGGCTGACGCGGTAGACATGGCGCGGGCTTACATTGAATCTGACCGCTGTGATGTCGCGCACATTTACGCAAAGGACGGGCGGCTACTCAACTGCCTCGCATATCGCCCAGAGCGGGGAAAAGTCTGCTGAACGTCTGCCAATTAATGCGGCCCCATGTGGGCCGTATTGATGGGCATACCGCCCAGACTCGACCAATCAAGGGGAACAAACCATGTATTACAAGCAAGACGAAATCGCTTCACATTTTCAGGATTACTTGGCCGAAAACCGGCCAGACAAAGAATGGCGAAACGGCGAGCCTGATGATTTCGACGTATCAGAACTGCACAACGCGGCATTTAATGAGGATTACTACATCATCGGCACGTACCAAGCCACACAATGGCTAGGCGATCGCGCCTTTGAGGTAATCAACATCATAAAAGACTACGAGCAGAGCAATTTCGGCGAGGTTTTCACTGACCTCTCCAGCCCTGAGGCCGTGGTGAATATGTACACCTACATCGTCGGCGAGCAGGTTGTTTTTGAATACTTCGAGGGGCTGGAAAAGACCGCGAAGGTTTGCTAATGTTTAACAAGTATCGCCAATGTTGGCGGCACATTTCAACAAAAGAGGGTAAAAACATGAACTCATTTAGTGAAAAATATATCAGCGTCTGTTGTCCGCACCTAGCCGCAAGCGAGGTGGCTTGTGTTTATGGGCATATTGACGCCACATTCAAAAGCACCGACCTCGTACACGCTGGCGATGTGCGGACGATTGCGCGGCAGTTGTTTCCGTATGTACAGGAGCAACCAAAATGCGACCGCCTACGCTTGCAGGAAGCCTGCGACGATTTAGCCAGCACCATTGACAGGCTTTCAAAGGTTTCGCAAACCGACACAATAGCTCAGG